TTCGATTGCGCCCTTAGTTGTGCCGTTCCACCACCAGTGGCGAGGAATGGTGTCCCACGTAAAAGGAAAATAATAATCAATTCCCCAAGGCCATTTTGAATGCTTTCTGTATTCGTATTTTAATTCATTAGTATCAAAGACTAAATCCCAGTTAACAGGACGGTGAAGTTCGCCAGCTGTGCCAGAATGTCTGACCCCATAAGGCATTTTGACAAATATATTATCAGCTAAATAACGCCAGCCATCTTCACAGATAAAATTGACAGTCTTGTTATGCCCATTCATCTGGATGTCTGTTACCGTGCCAGTGAAGACAAAGTAGCTGTCATGCTCAAACGTGCTGGTGCTGGAATAGACAGCCACTTTGAACTGCATGTTTCTACCGGGCATGATGTAGCCGTAAAGGGGGGATTCGGTATTCCAGGGATTGTATCGCCCATCGTGATTGTCAAGCGTTACAGTCAAGCGCCCTATTTCGTAAGGGTTGAAGCCGTTGCCAGAAGGGTTGAATATTCGCTCCCTGCCCCTGCTCGTTGACCACTTCAACACGCGCTCTGATTCATTCACATCGTCAAGGTAAGAATCGCCGTTCCAGTCCACAGCGAAGCCGTAGGTCAAGGGCTCATTATTCACCTGGAAGGCAAGTATCGGATCACCGCCTTCGGTCGTTAGAACATCAGCATCTTCAGCGTTCAGAATGTAATCTATCAGCGCCATAATTAGCCCCTTGCCATAACGTCTTGCACGCCCTTTCTTATGTAGGGCGCAAGTTCATTTTCTACCCAAACCCTGTCTGCGAGGTTTATCGGCGTATTGATGTTTATAACGATTGGCTGTTCATTCATAGACCCAAGACCAGACCGGATCGCCGCCTTAGATTCATGGTTGCTCAATATCCTGCCGTCCTGTGAAGGCACAAAGATTTCAGGGCCGATCTCACCCACATAATACGCCTGCTTTCCGAACGCCCCAGCAGCCGCGTGAACAACACCACCGGCGGCTTTGGCACGCGCAACGACTCTGCCACCGCCACCGCCAGTAGTGCCGCCGCCTAATCCTTGTGGCGGTACGCCAATCTGGCTGTAGATAACCTGCACCTGCGCCGTGTAAGTGCGCTCCAGCCCTTTAAGTTGGTTCTGTAAAGCATCAATTTTTTCTGCGGCGATCTTATAAGAATTCTGCAAGGGTAGGAAGTAGTCATTAAACTTTTCAGCTTCGGTCAAGAATGAATCAGGGTCATTCAGAAGCCGTTCTAACAGCTCTGGCATTTCCATTTCCATCATAAAGTCAACGGCATACTGCGTGCCAGCAAACTCGTCAATCAGTTGCAAGCGCTCCAGCATGTCATCGCCTTCAAGCCCTGCATCTTTAAGCCCCTGAACCAGATCACCAGCCACGCCGTTCTTGAAGTCAGTCGCCGCCTTGCCTAAATTCTCATAAGCCTTAGCAAGGTCATTTTCAAGAATACCCCTTTGCTTCTCATATTCCGCAGACAAAGTCTGCAAGGCCGACAGGGCAACTTTGGTGGACGCTTCAGAAGCGCCCATTGCCTTTGATACACCTTCGCCAGCACCGGCGGCGGCAGTTTTCGTATTCTCTAATGCAACATAAAAATCAATGACATTCTTCGTTATACTTCCAGTCCAAACCCCTTGCCCGAATTGTGCATTCATGTCAAGCACATGTTGAGAAAGCATATCAACTTCCTCATTCATGCCGTTTGTAAGCATTTTCAACAGTTGCCATTCTGGAGCAACATTTTCAGGTAAGGCGGCCATTGCCTGTTCGTATAAGGTAAGCCTTTCCGTTCCGTCCCCGATGCTGTTGTAAAAGTCAGTCCAGAATGTAGGCCACCAACTCATCGTGTCAGCAGCTCGCGCTTTTAGACTATTCCAGAAGTTCTTTTGAGCCGCGTCCAGCGCTTCCCATTTTCCAGCGCTGTCTAATACCACACCACCAGTTTCTTCAATAAAATCTTGTGTATCTTTCAGTGTTGCATTAACCAGCGCCTGGCGCTCTTCAACTTCTGTAAGTTCTTCAGCTGTCTTGCCAAGGCTCTCAGCATAGTCATCATAGACTTCTTTTGTGTCAATGACAATGCCAAGATTATCAAGAATTTTAGCGGACTGCCGGCCAATGCCAGTTACGATCTGTTCAAAGGCTTCCTGTGCAGTCATGCCCATAGCACGACCGCGCACAATGGCCGTTTCCATAAGTCCAGCAAGTTGGTCGGCATCCGCGCTTACGCCGAGTAGTAAAGCCTTATTGGCACTGGCAATGATATCTAAATCAGACACCGTCCCCATAGACGCCGCGCTAACTTTATCAACAATCTCATCCATGTTAGCGCCAAGCGATTTAGCAAGTGCATCGCCTGAATCCATAAGCCGTTCAATTGCCGCGCCCTCTTGACTAAATTCAATAGCCTTTTTGAACGCGGCAACGCCAGCACTGGCAACAGCCGTTGCTATACCTATTTTCCCGACCAGACTGTCAAAGCTAAGCCCAAGGCCGTCAATACCTGCTTTGCCATCCTCACCTACTGACTTAGTTTCGTCAGTAAGCGATTTCAGGCTTTGATTAACTTTATTGATAGCAGCAGACGCCTGGTCTTTTGCTCTTATGAAGATGTCAATTCCTGCCATGCTTTTTGTCCTTGTTCTGTGCGCTTACGCGTGCATCTCTGTCAACCAGCCAGCGTTGCCACCATTCCTGATTCACGCGCTCTTCAATTTCCATAGCCCTTAGCGGATCGTAACTCGCCGCTTCCAGTATCAGCGCCCACTCTGGAGGGAAGCCAACCCCCTTTTGATAATAGGATTTTAGCTTCCCTCGTTCGTAGGGTTTACCGCGTTCAGCTTGCCAGTCAATAGCGCAAACAGGTCGTTTATCTGTTCCTGCGTGGCATCCATCAAAGCCTCATAAACGGCTTGCGGATCTTCAGGCTCTTTGACGAACTGACTAAGAAACTTGACCATCAGGTCAAATTTAGCCAGCTCGCCCAAGCCCTCTTGCTTCACAGCATCCTGGTATTCTGCTAACTGCCTTGACCGGCGCAAGAAGCCAGGCGTCTTGGCATCAGGCAATTCAAAAACTATTTCAGTCATGTAATCCCTTTCGCCTAAGGCAGTACGCCGTCAGCATCGTCATTATGAACTGTGATGTAGCACATCTTTCCAGTTGTGGAATTGTAGCGCCCTCGGAAAGTTCCCACCACAATGTCGTTCCCATCACGCTCGCCGATCTTCTCAAAGTTATCCCACTTGCCAGCAATCTGGATTGTCAGGTAACTTGTAGCGGCCGTAGTGCCTTCAAACTTCAAGGTGATCACCCTGGCAGTACCAGCACGCCAGGCAGCGATTTCAGCAACCGCGCTTGCGTTGTATTCCATGGTGACTGTCAGCGTTACTTCAGGGGTGGTCGGCTTGATAAAACTGAAATACAGCGAACCATCGGCGGTATAGACTTCCTGCCAGCCTGTATTGATACTCACATCTGCGCCAATCAAGGTATTAGAAACCTGCGTTGGTACGTCAATCGGCATGGCTGCCACCGGGTCAATATAGAACTTGCCCTTGCTGAACAGGATTTCCTCAACTGTCGGTATGGTTACAGAAGCGCCCCACTCGTCAGTCGTAACCTGTCGGCCAATGATCTCGGCGCTCATCATCAAAGCACCGCCAGCCTCACCGCTCAAATTGATAGACTTGGCAAAGCCAAACGCAAAGCCCTCAACGTTGATATTATCCCCACCAACAAAGGTATAGGTATAAAGGTCGGTTGATTCGGTCATGTCGCTGGTAGCGCAAGGCATGTCATAGACGAACGCCGCGCCGTTGGCGTCAGTGCTGGCAGCCGCGTGTTTAATGCCCATCTCGAACAGGTAGGGCAGCTGCTGGTAAGTGGCTTCAGTTGCATCCAGAGATAACTGTGCCTCATAACGTGTGAAATAACTCCGGTCTGTGCCGGTTAATATCCCGATGTCTTCAGTCGGGAAAACTTGCTCGCGGTTATCCTGAATTGTGCCAGTACCGCGCCAGGTGGTTGTTGGGTTAACCGCAGTTCCCTGTGTTGATTCCAAACCCATCTGAATTTTACGTGCTGCTTTTATGCCTGTGGCCATAAATCCTCCTCAATATGTTCCGCCGGTTTTCTCTTAGCCTTTGGTTTATTTTCTATATACAAACCTGATGCAATAAGCCAATCTGCGCCACCGCACATTTCAACTTGCTTTGCAGTCAGATCACAAGTCGGCACGCCCACTATAAAAGCGCCGTTTCCGACATATTTCAACTTTATCGCCATAATTCCTCCAGTTCTTTGTCTAATACATTCCCAATATGCAAGGTTGTCCGTTTTATAGTCGTCAACCTCAATAAATTAGCTCTGTCAATCGCCTGTTCAAACGGTCGCTCATCTGGCATAGCAAGCCTGGTATATTCCACCAGGGGAGCAATCCTGCCAGCGTACCCTATCCATTGACAATGATGCCCAGTTGCATAAGCCTTTACGCCTCGCCAGTAAATACGCGCATCCTTTACATCTTTAGCGAAGTCATCATGCCAAGCAATATCCCTGCCAATACTTCTGCAGAAGTCGTGATCTTCCTGCTCGGATATAAACCTGCCAAACTCCAGGCTCTTTTCTTTAGCAGCCCATTTCAAGGTGTAGGTATTGTGGAATTTGAATTGCGTTCTAACAGGCCAACCGCTAACCGTCCCCACGTTTGGAAAGTGTTCTAACAGTTCCATGTGCGCCTTCAGCCAGTTAGGGTAAAAGAACATATCATCGTCACTCACCCCAACAATCGTAGAGGGCGGAAGCATACGAACAATCGAAGCCCTGGCAATTGACTTGCCTACATTAGCAGAAAGAATCAGATAATCAGGCTCGTATTCGTACTTTAGCCACTGTGTAAAGGAAGGGTAAGAGCCGTTATCCCAGACCAGTATTTGACAATCCATGCCAGCGTTTCTTTTCATAGTTTCAAGGCAACACTTCACCACCTTCAAACGTTCTTTGTGATAACCGCCGGCAACTGGTAGATGCGTTATGGCAGATATAACTATCTTGCCATAACCTGCAACCTTCGCGGTCGTGTTTGGATTAGTGCCAGTTCTCATGCAGCACCCCTAATCTCTCTTGATTCAATCCGGCATAATTCCTGGTTGCGATGCTCCAGGCTGTTATCCCTGATTGGATATAGGCCAACACTCTCTGGTAGGTAATAGAAGTTCACCCCACCATTTGCCAAGCGAAGCGCCCACTCATAATCAGACGCCACGATGTAACCCTCGTTGAAATAGCCGTAATGAACATGTAAGGACCTGCGCCACATAGGGCACGACCCGCAGAAATAGCGTTCAGCTAATAAGCCTTTGATGTTCTCAACCTTTCCGCCCCTGCCAATCCTGCCGTGATCAAAGCGCCTTTCAGTTATACCCTTGATGGTCAGGTGCTGATCGCTGAACACATAGCCCACATCCGCATTATTATCAAGCACATCTGATAATGCCTTTATGCCACCCTTGAAGAAGCGGTCATCACTGTTAGCAATGACCAGGTAGTCACCCATGGCATGAATGATGCCGAAGTTCCACGCCTCGCCAATGGTAGGAATGTGACTGGTCGTCAACACCAGCGCCTTATACTGCAAGGCTATCTCGTGTTCCTTGCTGCCTTCCTGGCATATCACCACCACTTCTGGTTCAGGCGTTTGTCCGAGCAGATTGGCAATCCGACCATGCAAATATTCTTCTGCAAAGTAAGCAGATACTAACGCGCTGACTTTCATGCGATTAACCTCTTTATTTCAGCAACATTCGCCAGCGTCAAATCCCAAAGCGCATCACGCATCGGCAAATCAACCTGCTCAATGTCTATCATGTCAAGTACCCTTCCTGTGGCGTAGTTCAGTGCTATGTCGCCAGCGTTGCCAGCATCGTGATTAGCCACGTAGTAAAGCATGTAAGTCCTTTCGCATTGCCTTGTATTTAGCAGGAACGCCAATATAAGTGTGATAACCCTTTACGGCTGGATTATCATTCCCTTTATGCTCGCCAGCAGTATAGTTATACGTGCAATCAAGCGGCGGTATTTGGAGTTTCTTAGTCACAATATTGAACGCGTTCTGGCATCCATACCAGTCGCCGATCCGGTATAAGGCTCGCGGCTGCCACTCCCTTATAAAATCCCTGGTCAACTCGCAGTCATGCACATATACCGCGCCCATATTGACATGTTTCACACGCATAACATCAAATCTAACGCCCCTGACATCAATACAGGCATCCCTCAAATCTTGTTCAAAATTCCAGATAATACAGTCAACGTCCAGGTAGATAACATTGCTGTAACCCCTGTTCAGCAAGTCCTTAATCCAGCCGATATGCCTGAACTCCATAACTGAAGGTTTTTCTCTATCAGGATGTTCGGTCAAGTCGTGAAGTACAAAGTCCATATTGTGCTTATCTGCATAAGCCTGATGACGCTCTTTAGTCAGGTCAACAAGACAATCGTATTCGTGGCTGTACCAGGCCTGTAAAATTGCGGTATCTTTTACCATAACCCTATGTCCTGTTTCTCAAACACGTCCAGCGCGCTCCACTTAGAAAGATTGACTATCGTTCTGCCAGCCTTTTCAAACATTGCCTTGGCCATGTTGTAGTAAGGCAGGGTCAAATCATTCATGTCACTATCCTCAAAATCCTGCTGAATGTAGTTATCAACAAAATGAGATTGATTGCCCTTTGCCCAGTGATCAACGCCCACAAGCAGTACAACATCCCATTTGAGATAATAGGCCAGTTGCAGATTAAAATAGGTTACCGTCCAGCCCTCGCAAGCCGGCACTTTGAACGGATTCTTGCTGAATGTGTTGGCCTGCCCTTTCTTTACTGCAATCACATTCTTTAGGGCGCAAGTGTTCAGCACGCGCTCGCCAATAATTTTTATACAATCTATCTTGTTAACTGTATCAACAAAGTCAGCTCTATTGACCGGCGCAATTGCGGTGTAGTAGGTAGGGGTGAATCCTTTCAGCAGGTAAATCGCGTTGGACCCAATGCTGGGATATTTATTCAGGAAGTCAAGCGGTACATCTCTCAGGCTCGGGCCGTTGCCAATCACTAAGCCGATGTTCATTGCAACTCCACCGGCACGTTACCCATAAGAGATTCGCTCATAAGTTTCAGCGCTTCTTCACCACCGGCTGCCACGCCTAACTGGTCTAACATGCCCATCCACTGCTTATTTTCCAGACTTATTCCACTCGCCATGCCAACCTGCGTGGTGGCTTGTGAGTAGGCTTCCAGTATCTTCTTCAGATCATCGCTTACGTTCCTGCGTTCATAGCGGTTGGTGCAGCCCTTCAACCTATCTACGCAAGCTCGCATGTGCTTTGCCACATCGTAAACTTTTATCATGTTGAATTGGTAATTCTTTTGCGCGTCAATACTCCCACCCTCGTACTCCTGCCTTACTATCAGGTAGTTACCAGTTTCAGCCTCTTGTTGAATTGACTTGCGCAAGTAAAATTCATTAGCCTGGATTGCACCATCAGCCATGCCAAAGTTATATGCCTTCTGTCCCATAGCTTGAATCAACTTGTCTATTTCCGCTATGCCAGCTTTGTAATCATTCTCAAACTTGCCAAGCGTAGAATAAATATCACTCTTTGCCAGTTCGTACTGCTCTTTGAATTTATCAGCAACAATTTTCAATTCGTCAATGCGTGCCTCGTACTTCTCTTTGTCAATACGCACAGCACCATCGTAACCATAGAGAGGTGCGTTCAGAATTGAATCGCTGTGAAAATCTATCTCTATTCCCCTGCCAATCGCTATTCCCACCCAGAAGGCAACACCAATTCTTTGATGCCCATACTCTGTGTTGGTTTCCATCTCCACGCCGTAAACTTCAATGCGCTTGTATTTCTTATACACAGCCAGCGCAAGCGCATAACTGACTGAAGAGGTTATGTAAGGGATTGGCTTATAATCCCCAAACAGATCCGCTATTATTTCAGATAATGGGAACTTGATAGACGCCTTTACATCCTCGTACTTTTCCTGCATGTAAACAGGAACGGTGGTATTCTTCAGCCACTCGTAATGATTGGGGTCGTTTCGGTTTACGCTTGCTCTCCAGATAACTGGGTCGTGCATTTGAAACACAGCATCAGCACGCTTGCACCAGGGTGATTTCAGAGCTTCATTGAATACCCAAACATCGGCGTCTGTGCGGTTGAAGTCAAAATTGCCCCTTGTTCGCGGATGCGATCCGATAATTGCAACAGTATCTTTCAAAATCTACCTTCTTTCAAAGGGCAATCAGGATGACGCTCCTTTTTGTATTCGTCAATGGCAACATGGGAAAAGAACTCTTTTTCCATCAATGGACAGCGATAAACAAATTCATCGTTGTACCGAAAATCGCACTGCCAGCAAGATTCCGGCAGTTCGTCAACCACAATAGAAACTAATTTCATGTAATCGGGCTTTCCCGGTACTTGACCGGCACTGTAAAACTGACCATCTGGGTCGGGATAGTATTCCACTGCACCGGCGAAACCTCAAAGCTGACAGGAAAGACAATCGTTTCAACTGTTGCGCCAAGCGTAGGATCACCAGCCAGCCTTTCAAGAAATTCAGGGATGATCAGGTTTATCTGCGTATATGCGGACTTCATGCTCACTCTGCTGACATGGAAGTCTACTTTCAGATTGACCAGCATTCGGCAGGTTGTAGATTCATCCGCCTGCCCTGTGCCGTTCGCAACATGCGCAATGGCCAGCGGCAGCACAGTGGCGTCTTCAGTGGGATAGGAAGGCGCGCCCCTGACAGTAATAGTGGCAAGCGCAAGCGCATGCGCCTGTAATTTCACAATGGCATTATCAAGAACGCTCATCACATCACCGCGTTGAATATCTTGTATGGTTTTAGTATCTCTTTCACATCAGGATCAAGACTCTGCGTATAAAGCATTTCACCAATAGCAGCATTGACTGACGTATCTTGCCAACTCTGTTTTGCGCGCATAAACCAGCGCATCGCCGTTATCTTGCAAGCCTGCTGAATATCGGCCGGCGGATAACTGGCATAGCCGAACACACCGGTAACCTTCACACCCTTGCGTGTCGTGCCCCAGTTGCCTTTACTCCCAGAATCGTTATCAATTACAAGGGATTGAATAGGCGCACCAATCACGCTGTAGTTGTAAGGGCTGACATAGAAGTCAGTGTTTTCAGTCCAGGCGGTATATGATGTTGAAGCCCTTCCGCCAGATTCACTCACATAAACAGAAGTAAGGCTGACAAGCGGGTCAATGTAGATTTCTTCTTCACCATTGCCGTCAAAATAGCGCGTCTGGTCATCGGTGGTCGGATAAAAGTAATTAGCCCATCCGCCCACTTCCTTGTCAATCAGGCGGCTTGCACCAGTAATCATTCCCTGTAACACGCCGTCATAATCGTATGAAGTGGAAGAAAATAACTCGCTGTCGGGCATGTCTGCCTTGACCGCCGCAACATTTGTATAATCTGCCATAGTTAATTCCTTTATGGGGTGGACTATATTTCAAGTCCACCCCCTGATCGAACAAGTTATGAACTTGAGATGTTGCTATTCTGTGGATAGCGTGGCTCAATGAATGCTGAAACAGCAACCGGGCCTGACAGCGATCTTGGCGTTGAACCAGAGAGCAGGCTGCCTGTCTATTATGACCACGGAATGGACTCCCATTTCAAGCACAAGAAAATCGGGCGCGGCAAGGTCATGTTTGACGATGTT